ACATGGGGTAGTGGCGGTGTCATCTGGGCAGGTGGTAGCGCCCCAACGCTGGCAACAACTGGATACACCGTCATCCAACTCTGGAAGGTCAGCACACAAGTGTATGGAGCCTTAGTGGGTAATGTGGCATGAGGGTTCCGCACGGGCTTAGAGCTGCTGCTGGTGCTGGCGCTGGCGCTGGTTATAGCGGCGATATTGCCATAGCTCATGACACATCTCCCTACGTTAGTGTCTACCCATGGTCATCAGGCTTTGGCACCCAATACTCGGATCCAGCAACGCTGCCAGCGGGCAATGGCAATAGCGTAGCCTTCAGCCCCGATGGTACCACTATTGCAATAGCGCACGATACTTCCCCCTATATCAGCACTTATCCTTGGTCCTCTGGATTCGGCACTAAATACAGCGATCCTGCAACACTGCCTACAGGTAATGGCGGCGGCGTAGCCTTTAGCCCTGATGGTGCCAATCTTGCAGTAGCTCACAACGCTTCTCCTCGCATCAGCGTCTATCCATGGTCATCTGGTTTTGGCACTAAATATAGCGATCCTGCAACGGTGCCAACGGGCAATGGCAATAGCGTAGCTTTTAGCCCTGATGGCGCCAACATAGCAGTAGCTCATGTAACCACTCCTTTTATTAGCGTTTATCCTTGGTCATCAGGCTTTGGCACTAAATACAGCGATCCTTCAACATTGCCTGCTGGTACTGGCAACAGCGTAGCTTTTAGTCCCAATGGTGCTGACATAGCAGTAGCGCATAACACCACTCCATTCCTCAGCGTCTATCCCTGGTCATCTGGTTTTGGTACTAAATACAGTAATCCCGCAACCTTGCCAGCAAACACAGGGCGAGGCGTAGCTTTCAGCCCCGATGGCACTGCCATTGCAGTGGCACACGACACCGCTCCCCGCATCAGTATCTACCCATGGTCATCTGGTTTTGGTACTAAATACAGTGATCCCGCAACCTTGCCTGTTAGTAATGGGAATGGCGTGGCTTTTGCTCCAGACGGCACTGCCATTGCAGTAATACATTTTAACTCTCCCCGTGTTAGTGTTTATCCTTGGGCTTCAGGGTTTGGCGTTAAATATAGCGACCCAGCGACCGAGCCCACAGGCGCTGGCAACAGCGTGGCTTTTCTTCCCATAGAACCATGAATAAAGTCAAAAATCTTGAGTCTGCTTTGGAGGCCCGCAAAAGTGAGGTGATGAGTTATCAGCTAAATATTGACAATTACGATCGCGCCATTGCCAAAATCAATGCCGAATACGCTGACAATCCTGCCATGATTACATTTCGAGATCGCCTTGCAAACTTGCTGGAGGAGCACAAAACCGAACAGCTCAAAGCAATTATCATCCGTGATGTAATTGCGGATCAACTTTCTGAACTGGAGGCACTCTAATGTTTTACGTCAAGCTAAATAACGATGGCACCGTCAAACACTATCCATACACATTGGCGGACTTGCGCCTTGCCAATCCAGGCACAAGTTTTCCACAACAAATTGGCAATGAGACCGCTGCTGAATTTAATGTTTTTCCTGTAGCGCCAACAGCACCACCCGCCGCTGACTACACCGTCAATCTTGAACGCAATGCCGTCAAGCAAGGTAGTGAATGGGTAGAGGAGTGGATTGAAACTCCCGCAACCTCCGAGCAAATCCAGGAACGTCTTACCAATCAATGGGGAATAATTCGCTCGGAACGTAATGATTATTTAGCCGCTTGTGACTGGACGCAATTGCCAGATAGTCCAGCAGATAAAACTGCATGGGCTCTTTACAGGCAACAATTACGCGACATCACTGAACAGTCCAATCCATTCGAGATTGTTTGGCCTGTTGCGCCTTAATATGCCTTGAGAAAATAATGATTTATTTAGACTATTCAAGGGAACAATTTTAAACGGTTTGCAAAATGAGGGGACTGGCCCGCGACAACAACTTTTCTGACCTACCCTCTCCAGAGAGGGCAAGAATCAATCTTGGCCTTCTAACTGCAGACTACAACCGCATTAAGGGATTATTCACTAGTGCAGGCGTAAGCAATGTAGACATTCAACGTATCGCTGGTTCTACTAGTAACTATCAAGCGCAAATTGATAGTCTTAATGCTTCTCTTTCTGGCATTGTTCCTTCTCTGTATGTAAGTAGAAGCGGCGATACGATTACTAGTGGCTGGACCAATACTGGCTACATTGTTCCAGGCTCCCTGATTCAGAATGGCACTACACTGAGTGGATCATCTGACGCCCTGTTCACGCTTTCAGTGTCTGGGCTTTCTTTTGCATTGTCCACCAGCTCTCTCGTTTGCAATAGTGGCTTGACAGTGCAAGGACTAAGGGACAATGGAAACGTGGAATTTGCCAGTGGCGTGACAAGTCCGAACAAGCTTGTGCCCATGCAAATTAATGGCGTACAATATTATTTAGAGGCCGCTTGAACATGAATTTTATTTTGCATCTTGGCGGCAATCTTCAAAGAGGACACACTGCTGCTGATTTGGCAAAATGGTTGCCAGACGCAAAAATTGTTGTGTCGTCTGAAGACGGTGATATCGTTGCTTTTTATCAACAGCAAGGCATTGACAAAAGCCGCCTTATTATTGACAATACAGCATGGGATACAGTAACCAATTTCACGCACACTTATAAGCTGTTAAAAAGCTTAAACTGTTCTCGCTTGTTTGTCGTTACTGATTTCTTCCATTGTTACCGTGCTAGTACCATTGCTTTTGCAGTGTGGGGAGGCAGGGTGCCTTTGTATGTTGTGCCGCATGAAAAGAGCTTAAGGCCAAGCGATGAGAGCTATACATGCTCAGACTTTTTCAGAGCTTTGGCGTGGAGGCTATTTGGTTTGCTGGTATTTTCTAAAAAAGTGAGGAAAGAACGACAGCCAAACTATACTGCAAACGATGGGCATGCCCGTTGGGAAATTGGCTTCTAGACTTCCATTGTTTCATTGATTTCTCATGGCGGCAAAATCAAAGATTGGCATTAGCGGGCAAAAGCTTATTGTGCCAAACAAAAGTAAGCGCACAAAACAAGGTAATGGGAAAAATAGTAAGCCAAGTCATGGACGTAAACTTTTGCGAGGACAAGGTAAGTAACTAATGGGCCGAAAGGCCCTTTCTTTTTTGCCATTACAATGGAAAGAAAGCAGATTTATCATGGGGCAAGTTGTTAGAGGCGGAGAGCAGTTTGAAACTGCCATTGCTGCTGATTACAGAGGGCAAATTATTCGCCGTGGTATTGACAGCGGAGAAGTTGATGCTTTTGCAAGAAAACGCGTAAGTGAGCCATATACGCTTTTTGATAGCACAATGCGCTACAACAAGCGCCCTGAAATTTGGAACGAAACAATTGTTGGCTCTGGCACATCAGAGCATAATATTTATCAAAGTTCAGTAGTGATGAGCACTACTACGGCATCGGGCGATAGCGTATTGAGGAGAACGCGTAGGCGTTTTCCTTATCAGCCAGGCAAGAGCTTGCTCACTGTTCAAAGCTTCGCTGGTTCAGTGCCCGCAAGTGGGCTGGTTCAAGAAGTGGGTTTGTTTGATGATGACAATGGCATCATGCTGCGAACTAGTGGAACCACTGTTCAGTTTGTCGTAAGGGGTAAGCATTCAGGCGTTGTCACGGAGAATGCAATCAATCAAAGCGAATGGAATATTGACACGGCTCCATGGCTTGATCTTTCAAAAGCAAACATTTTTGTTGCTGATTTGGAATGGCTTGGTGCGGGTCGTGTGAGGTGTGGTTTTATGCTTGATGGCGAATACTACTATTGTCATGAATTTTTGCATGCAAATAATATTGAGCAAGTGTATATGACTTCGGCAGTGTTGCCGCAATCTTATCGCATTGCCAATGTTGATACTACGGCCAGTGGAGCCACTCTTACGCAGATTTGTGGCACTGTTATGAGCGAAGGTGGTTACGAGCCATATGGGGAAGTTTATACAGTTAGCCCTTCCATTGGATCCATTGCTAATACTAGTGGTGAGCGCATTGTTGCTGGCATTCGCATGGCGAGTGGTCGCACTGATAACGTGATCATTCCAGTGAAAGTAGACTTGGTAACGGAAGACAATACAACAATTAAATGGCGCCTTCGTCGCAATCCCACCACTTCTGGCGTTACTTGGCTTGCCAGTGACAATGGAAGGGGGAATGTGGAGACCACTTCTGCTGGTACCATTGTTTCAGGCGGCACCATTGTGAATGCTGGCCTTTATTTCAGTGCAGGATCAGTGGCCATCAATGTGCAAGACGGCTTGAGCCTTTCATTGGGCGTTAATACCAATAATGTTAGTGATGAACTTTTTCTTACGGTCACCAGTTCAGGGAATGCTAAGGCAACTGGCATGTTGGGTTGGATTGAAACGCTATAGGGGCTAAGCTGAGGGCTCACGCCTTCTTCCATGGATTCCTTCAAAGATCAATGGTATCAGCAGCAAGTGGATCTCATTTCAGACGCTCTTCAGGAGCTTCTCAGTGATGATGATCCTTCTGTTGCGATCAAAGGAATAAGCGATGCTATTGCTAGCTGGGAGGACTATCACGAAAAAGAGCTGGCCAAGTGGAAGCGCCTCAGGGCGCTTGTGAATTGGGAAGCTGGTAAGTAATTCTTAGCTCTCCTCCTAGAGCCTTAACAGCCTCGCTAGCGTCTGCTGGTGGGGCTGTTTCAATGAGGACAGATGGAACTATTGCGTGGGGTAGTGGCGTTATGGTTAATGCTGGGAACAGCTCTTTTGCTTTGTCAGCAAGCTTTTCCGCCACAGCAACACGATGCTCTTGTTCCCATTGCTCTACAAGAGAAGCCGCTTGTTTATCCACGGCTTCCATGACAGTCTTGGTTTTCCATTCAGCCCAATCTGGACGACAATGCTCCATTAGGCGTTTGAACCAAGGATTAAAAGCAAGAGAGGGCCATCTCGCGACGGCCCACAATCCTGCTTCATAGCACAAAGC